GATCCTCCTCTGTGTTGGCATCTCCACCCAAAACGACAAATCCCCCGTTTTGGGGTCTTGCGACACATTGATCTCGGAGTCGGGGTAGTTCGCGTACACACTCCTCGCCACCCCTACGCTTTCCATGCCGGTCAGGCCCTGGATCTGGGTCAGGAATATGTGGACCAGCTTTCGCAGCCCCGCGTTTTCCTCTCGCAGAGCTTTGGCGGACTCATCACCGCAACAGCGTTTGTACTTCTCGCCGCTGCCGCAAGGGCAAGGTTCATTCCTGCCCACCTTCTTTTCGTTCGTGGCAATCATGCTATGCCTCTCTCACCCCGTCACAACGACTCGATGAATCGTCGTGGGGGAATGGAAAATCCTCTGTGCCTGGACGATCTGCCACACACCCCGCATGACGATCTCCTCGGCGCGGTCCGTGGCCTCTTCCTGCGTGTCCGCCTTCTCATCCAGCCAACCGGCCTCCAGATAGACCCGGAGATTGACCTTCTTGGCGGGAAGGGCCTCTTTGGCTTCCCGCACCACGACAGGGGCCGGTTGCGGGCCGGGCCCGTCGTTCTCGGGAATCACGGTCAGGGTCGCCCCGGCTTGCCCGCCAACGTTGTCCATTTCACCACGGATATTCTTGGTCTTGCCTGCCATCAGTCTTGCTCCTTCTGGGTTATCCTTGCATCAAAGCGGCACTGTTCGGCCACCGGGCCTTCACGTCGATCTGCTCTCCCCCCTTGCCGCCGCTGCCGAAGGCGTTCGGGGAGCCGCCCGTGCCCATTTTCATCTGAGCCGCTTCGCGTAAGGCCCGCAGAATGGGCAATTCGATGAAGCGATCTCCGTGCAGCGTTCGGGTGCGAAACTTCTCCCAACCCTCCGTGTCAATCACCCCGTCTTTGACGAACTGGGTCTGCATGTACTGGATGACCCGCTTGATGCTGGCGTCGGCCACTTCCTTGTTTCCGCCACAGTCCTCATTCAGGAAGGTCTTGTAGTTGTTGTCGGCCATGCCCTGAATGACCCGGGTGCGGTGGTCGTTGAGCCGTTGTACCATGCCCAGTTGGACAGCGAGAACCTTCTTGGCCGTCTCCGTCGGCACTCCGTCCGCGTGCAGTAAAGCCCGGTACTCCTTCAGGGCCTGCTCGTCAATCGGCGTGCCCTCGGGAATCTCGAACTCATAACCCTCGGGGGTCTCGGGGACATTGGCGAACCGCCGCAGATGCTCCGGCTTCAGGATGCCTTTGAGCCGGTCGGTGATCTTCGACACTTCTGCGTCGGGCAACCCATCCAGAGAGTCCGGCACGCGGAAGGACTGGCGGAACTGCTTCTGCAACTCGACATGCCCCTTCAAGGCGTCCTTGATCGTCTTGTACTTCGACAGGGTCTCCTTGCCGCCCTTGTCCTTGGCGAGGTCGGCGAAATCTGCTGTCGCGTCCAGCCAATGGGCCTGCGTGCCGCCTTCACCTGCACCACCTGCATCAGCCGTGCCACCGTCGCCACCGGCCCCGCCGTCTGCCGCATAGAAACACTTGACCGCGTAACTCATGCTTGTCCTCCATTCTTTCGAGATTCCTGCCTTGCCGTCGCCAAGATGGCTTCGGTTACGTTCTTCCACATCAGTTGTTGACCCTCATGGGTCGAAATCACTCGGACGATTCTTTGTAGGGCCTCATTGTGGGCGATGCGTTCCTGCTCGTTACTCAACGTGGTCAAGGCCTGAGCGACCTCGGCCTCCAAGGCCTCGGGGTAGGCGGAATACATCTCAATCAGTCGCTCACGGGAAATCATTTGGCCCCCATCATCGCCAAGGGGCTTTTCTTGTCGGTCGGGCCTTGGAGATTCTTCACCCCCTGAGCCATCTTCGGGGCGGCCTCAGCGATCTCCTGTTGAATGGCCCGCTGTTCTAGGGCCTGCTCCAGGGCCTTGTATTCGTCCTCGGGGACAATATCGGCTTGGGGGAAGCCTTCGCCCTCCAGGAAGCGTTCCAGGGCCGCAGCCCAGCGAACCTTGTTGACGACCCGGGGGTTGGACGCAAAGAACATCTGTGCCCCGGACAGGGCTCTGAGGGTCTTGAGGGAGTTGCGGTCCCGCTGCATGGCCATGCTCAAAAGGCCGATAAATTCCACGTCCATCTTGCCGTCGCCGTACTGCTGGACAATCGCCGGTGGCTCAGGTAGGCGGCCCCAAGGACTGGCGGGCTCGGCCATCAACTCGAAATCCATGAAGACGTCGTGGGTCGGTGCGAGCACCTGGTTCTCGTAGGTCTCGACCTGGGGGAACAATTGGCCCCGCTGCTCGGCGTCGGTCTTCATCAGGGCGAACATGGTCTCCGGCTGTTGCTTGGCGTCCATGGCCTCGGTGACCGGCAAAAAGGTCCGGTAGTGGAAGTGCCGCCGCACGCTCTCGGCCAGCCGATCCGCGAAGTCCACCGCAATGTCATAGCGGGTCTTTCGCTCCAGATGGATGGGGGGTTGAGAGTATTCCTGCTCGGTGCGTGCCCAGTTGCCCCCGCCCGGCCCCATGTCCAGCAGCCCTTTGAGCGTCGCCATAGCCCACACCGGCGGCTTGACGGCCACTTCGGCCTCGCCGAACAGGGCCTCCCAAATAGCATTGTGCCCCCGGATGTCGTAGATGGCCCACCACGCCATCGTTCTGGAATAGACCTCGTGCCAGTTGCGGTGATAGTGCCACGTCGAGAAGGGGCGGGAGAAGTAGCCCGGCCCCATGTTGAGGGGCTTCAAAACCACCTGTTCATTCTCGCCTGCCGCGTCCAGGCAGATGAAATGCTCCAGCCAGGGATGGCTCTTCGCCACGGGCTCGCGGAGGCCCTTGTAGATGCGGTCCCCGGCCCCGTAGATCACCTGAAGGTATTTGCTCTTGGCGTAGTGGTTGCCGTTGGCGAGCTGGTTCTTGATGGCCAGCGGGAGGTCTTTTTCGCCGAAGAAGTCCGCGGCCTCCATCGCGTTCCACTCGTGCAGGACGTGAATCGCGTTATCCATCCCAAAGATATCCCGATCCAGCCACACCGAGGCGTAATCGGGGACTTTGCAGATGATGCGGTCATTGGCCACGTCGTTCTGGAAAAGCATGGCGGGCGAGCCCACCGTACCCCCATCGAGGGTGAATTGGCCCATGACGTCGTGATAGTTGCTGCGACGATACACGGCTGTCATATGGTCGGCCATGTCCTGGCAGTAGCGATTGACCTCGTCATTGCCCTTGAAACTGATGCCGAATCGGCGGTCGGGCTCGGGGACTTGTTCCCGAAACCACTCGCCCCGGCGGGAAATCATATTCCCTTGAAAGCCCCGCTGCCAGACCAACGCGGCATGGGGACCGGTCCCCTCGACAATCGAGCTCCCTTCAAAGGCCCCCTCCATCTTTTGGCCTGTCTGCCCGCGCACCAGATCGGGCCGCAGATATTGGGCGATGACGTCTCTTTGGGCGTCGTAGGCCTGCCGCCGCTGGACGTAGTCGCCGTGGCGTCCCTGTATCCGCTGCCAGAGGTTTTGTTGGTCGTAGGCGGTCATCTCGGGGGCTCCGGCAGGGGTTGCCAGTGGGTAGGATTGCACAGCCCGTACTCATCGGCGTCCCATTCATTGTCGGGGAGTAGCCGTGCTATGAACATGCCATGCTTCGGGCCATAGATCATGTTGGGCGCGTACACCAGCACAGGCACCTTCCGCACCGGCAATCGTTCATCTACGGATATCCATGCCATACTCTAGAGCCCCAGCTTTCCGGCGGCCCCGAGCCGCAGATCCTCATCCTTGAACACCTGAGCGGCAGGGCGATACTTCTTGCGGCTCTTGGTCAGTTCTTCGCCCGGCGTCACCGGAATAGGAGCTACCCCAGGCGTCTTGGGGGTCGGGGCCTTCTTCTTGAGGAAGCCCAGAAAGGTCGTCTTCTCCAGCAACTCCATCGGGTCCATGCCCATTATGCCCGCCCCCTGTTGAATCGCCCCCAGGTGCCGTAGGGGGAAGTATTGCCGCCCGCATAGGCTGCCGCCACAACGCGGCTGTCGCCGATGTACTCGCCGCCGATGGTCCCAAAGCGATACTGAACTGCCAGATGTCTCAGAGCGTCCATCATATGCCGATGGGGCGTCTGGGCGGGCTGATTGTGGTAGGCGGGCTGGTCCTCGGTGCTCAATCGCTCGTTCTTCTGCTTGCCGTAGCCCTTGGCGGCCCACAGGAGCGTTCCGGCCCCCTGCTCATCGATGTCGAGCAAAGGCCAGATGAACCGCACCGCTTCAATCCCATCCTCGAAGGAGATTTTTGGTACGGCGTGGAAATTGAACCCCAGCCCCCGCAACACGTCCCGGGTGGTCTTGCCGCTGGCGGTGAAACTCTGCTTGTTGCTGCCCTCCAAATCAGGCCCGGCGTAATGGTCCTTGCCCCAGACATAGGGCATGGCCTGCATGCTCTTGGCCAGCCCCATCGCCCCCCGGCCATCGACGGGGACCGTACCGCCCCGGCTGGCAGACTCACCGGCGTTGTCCCAGTAGTCGTTGATGATCCTGATGCGGCCCCGGATGAACTGAGCATCGAAAGCCGCTGTCCAGACATCACCCGTGTCGGCGAAGCGATAGACGGGAAAAGCCGGATCGTAGGGATAGGGGCCGATCCGCTGGGTCCTGCGGGCCGCAGCCAGCTCCCCGCCGTAGTACGTGCCCTCTTTGGTCGTGGGGAACGCCCCGCGAACGCGAATCAGCCAGCCATCGGAGCCCTTGCGATAGCGTTTGAGAATGGTCTGTTCAAAGTCTCTTCCGGCTACCCCGGGAATGACCTCGCGGCCCTCCTGATAGTTCGGGGTGTCCAGGACCGAGACGGGGACTACGTGCCAGCCCTGATCGCTCATGTAGGGCTCGGAGGACGTCTCCAGTTGGTCGAGCTTGCCGTCCAGTCGACAGGCGGCCGCAAACTCGCTCTCCGGGTCCGTGGGGTTGCCGATGGCCAGCACTTTGCACCGCTCGTTGACCACCAGACCTTCCATCACGGTGCGCCAGATCTGCGACAGGATGCCGCACGCCTCATCCAGGATCGCCAAGACCCATTCGTTGTGCCAGCCCTGCATCTTGGAGCTATGCTCGGTCGCCGAATCGGGGGAGGTCGAAAAGCCGATGGCGAAATTCAACTCCCAACACGTCCGCTCTTCGGGGGACAGACTGTCCAGAATGGCCGCATTGGGCTTGCAGTCCCAGAGGGTCTGATTGATGGTCCCACCCAGAGGGATGCGGGAGCCCACGAACGAGGCGTGGATATGCCGCCAGAGTTGATTCTTGACTTGATTGTCCGAGGGGGCCGTGGTCAAGACGGTAGACGGCTGGAAACAGGTCTTGAACCAGGGGACGATCACCCGGCCCGCCCCGAAGGTCTTGGAGACGCTGTGGCCGGCCGGCACGGCGGTCAACTGGTAGTCCCGCACGCTCTCAGCGACCGCCCGCATCTTGCTCCAGATGTGCTTCGGCTGGACGCCTAGGACGTTCACGGCAAAGCCCACCGGGTCTTGGCGGTAGGCAATCATCTGGGACCAGATGCCCGCCATCTCGGCCCGGTCGCTTACGGAGAGCCTGTCCAGGGCTTTAGTCGGTAGTGCCATCGCGAGCACCACGCATAATAGCCGCAATATCTGCGAGGCTTTGCACATTCAGGTCGAGTTCCTTCTTGTCCCGCCACACTTTGGGCCGGCGGTTCTTGAGCCAGAAGATCATCGCCGTGGGGTCCGGCGGATAATGCTTGATGATCGGCGTCAGGGTTACTGAGCCCTCGTAATTGGACACATGCACATCAGGGACGCTGTAGCCGGTGGCCCGCTCGAACAGACTCCGCTCCACTTTGTCGTCGGAAATGGCCTTGGCCTTTTTGATGGAGGCGAGAAAGTCAGGATACCGCTTGTACCAGTTCTTCACCGTCTGCTCATCCACCCCGAACATCTCTGCAACCTGTTCATCGGTGAATGGTGCGTTGATCTCGGCTTGAACCTTGACTGTTTGAGGATAGGTCTTGCGGTACTTTGTGGGTCTGCCGCTCCGTCGCTTGGTAGTCGCGGCCTTTTTCGTTGCCCCTTTTTCTCCTGCGTCTCCAACCATGATGGCGGGAATAACACTATCTGGCTGGTTTGTCAAGAGAAATCCGGCAGAGGGACGGGGGATTTTAACAGTATCGTGCTATTCTGCTGTTTTTGTCTGATTATCTGTATTTTACTATAGACATAGAGATGGTATGCCGATATAGTATGTGTAGTGATTGACAACCAAACAAGGGAACATCAGGAACGGGAGGACAGACAATGGCAATGAGAATCAAATACGAGATTCAGCAGGACAACGCGAATTGCTGGCGGGTCATTCGTACTGGTCTGGATGGTGTTCGCCGGGCATGGGACTGTCCGCCGTGCGCAACCAAGACTGAGGCCCGCGAGGTCATCCGGCAGGCGCGTGATACTGACCGCGAGGAATACAAGCGGCTCGGGGTGAACGGTATTTGAAGTGCTGGCCAAGGTGGTCAGCCGGGACAGAAACCCAGATTATGAGAGGTGAGACGATGGCAAAGAAAAGCACGCGACAGGTAGGAGTGTACACCGTGCAGGAACACAATATGGTGGTCCCCGACGGCAAGAAAGTCTGGTTGGTCAAAGACGCGAACGGCAAGACGGTCCATAGCTCGCAGTCGAAAACTGACGCGATTGAGTGGGCCAAAGAGGCTTCCGGTAGGTATTGATTCCCCCGCCCTACGGGGCACAGGGAGATTGAGAGTATGATCCTCTATGAACTTGACGCGCCGCCCGGCGACATCGAGGGCGAACCAACAGAGGAGTATTTTACCTCACTACATGAGGCTTCGCGCAGACGGGCAGAGATAATCCAAGAATACAGCCGTGACGGCGGGTGTCCGCCAAGCGGGTGCCTCCGCATTGACCGCGTAGTGGTAGCCAAGCTACCGGCCCGCAAGCTGGCCATGAGACTGCTCAACCGTAGTGGGTGGTGCGAGAAAAGGGAAACCGTTGTTCCTGAACTCTAAATTGACTGACCGCCCGCGAGGGCAAGGAGTGAGACCATGACAGCAAAGCATACACCGGGACCGTGGGAGGTCGTATACGTACACGGCTGGGCCATCGGCGTCGGGACCTGCGCCGCAGAGTGCGGGTCCGTGACCGTATTTGAAATGATCGGAAACACCCTCACAAAAGATGTGCAGGACAAGGAAAGCCACCGCAGAACGTGCGAGGCCAAAGCCCGCCTGATCGCCGCCGCGCCGAAGCTGGCGAAAGACCTGAAAGCCCTTCTGGGCTACCTCGGCCGCTTGAACGACGCCAGCAATGAAGGTGGGATACTGCTCTGCGACGAGGTAGATCAGGCCATCACCGACCTCCGTGACGCCGGATTGGAGACCCCATGATAACCCTCTATCTCATTGCCGTGGCCGTGGTGGTGGTTCTGTCGGCCCTGTGGGGCTACTGGCAGGCCTGGGGCCGCGACGATTGGCTCGATGGCCAGGTGTTCAAAGACCCGCAGAGACGATTCAGGAGGTAAAACCGTGGATACCGCAGCAGTAAAACGCAAGGCCCTCCGGCGAGCCCGGAGCATCATCAAGAAGGAAGGGTATCGGCTGGTCCTCAGTGAAGATGGCTGGACCGCTACCGTCAACACGATCCGCAGCAAGTACAATTTCCGCACCGCGACCGCCATTCTGTGGTGCCTCTTGTGGGAGGACTGAGCCGATGGAAGAGACCAGACCCAGGCAGTTTCTGTGCAATATTCCGCCAACTCTGGTTCATGCCGCCGAAGACGAGGCCCGCCGCCGTCGATTGGAGACGGGCCTCAATATCACTTGGCAGGCGGTCATCCGGGAATGGGTAGTGGCCGGCCGAAAACTGTCACCCGCAAAATAGGAGCATCTGCTGTTTCTTGGCTTCTTCCTGAGCCCGCTCCAAGTTTTTCAGGCAGGTGGCGTGATACTCGGGCTTGATTTCGCAGCCGTAGAACCGCCGCTCCAGTTTCACAGCCTCATATCCTTCCGACCCAATCCCGGCGAATGGCGAAAACACTATCTCGCCGGGATTGCTGTATAGGCGGATAAGCCGATGGATAACCCCCAACTGCAGGGGGCAGATGTGTTTCGTGTCGTCCTCGCCCCGGCCCTCGCGGACATTGAGCGTGTCCGTCTCCTTGATGTCCATCCAGCAGCATTCCGCCCAGTCGATCCACTGGTTGCGGGAGACTTCGCCCTCGGAACTGATGGGCACCTTGTTCTCCCCGGGAGCCCGGAACTTGATCAAATAGTCGGGCAGGCTCCCGCGGCTCTTGGCTCGATCGGCTTCCAAGCCGACAAATTGGAGCTCCCGGCTCTTGGTGCGGATCGCTTGAGCCTGAGGGTTCTTGCGGACGGACCAGTCATACTCATAGACCAGCCCGGCCCGCTCCCCCAGTCGAATGTTCAGGCCCCGGAAGTCAAACAGGCCCGCGCCGCCGCTGCGTTTCATCCGGGGAATCTGCATGACGTGGACCATCGCCACGCGGCCGGGCTTCAAGACATGGGCAAGCCCCCGGTAGAAAAAAGACAGGTGGAGCTTGGCTTCCCCCGCCAGATCCTCGCTGTTGCCGATGTCCTCGGGAAGACTGCTATATGCATAGAGGCTCGGGAAGGGGGGCGAGAATACCGAGAAATCCACTGACTCGGGCGGCATCACGGCCATATGGCGAATACAATCTTCCTGCACGACGCGATAGAGTTCTTCATTTTCCAATAGCATAGGTCTTGAATATCCTTTCTTGTTCTTCCGTGTCCGCCTGGACCCGCTTGGCCTTGGAAAGCACGTTTTGGACCATGGGCATTTCGGCGTCGGTCACCGGGATATGGACGTTGAGGGGCCGCGTGCTGCCGACGCGGTTCGACCGCTTGACCCCCTGATAGTATTCCTCGTAGGAGTCCTGGAGCCCGCTCCAGACTTGCCGGGTAGCAATCTGGAGGTTCTGGCCGAACCCGAGGATTTTGGGCTTGGTGACGAGCTGACGCACGCGGCCGGCCTTGAAGTCGGCAATGATCTTCATGCGTTCCTCGTAGGGGGTGTCCCCGGTGATATTCCCTGCTTCGGGGAACGTGGCGGCCATGGTCTCCTGTTCGGCGTTGTAGTGGCACCAGATGATGGTAGATTCGTCGGGCCAGCTATCCACCAGCCGCCGGATGAAGGCGGGCTTGTTCGTGGCGATAGACCTTCCGTTGAGCTTGCCCTTGGAGATCTGACTGAGCTTGCCCCGCGTGCCGATACCCCCGGCGTCCGTCACGAACAGGCCCCCGGTTTGGTCCTGGACCGCTGTAGTCTGCTCGGTAGTCATGGGGACGTGGTCGATATGGACGTGGATCGGCGGGATGTCTCCACTGTGGTCTTTCCAGCCGTAGGTCGCGGGGTTCGTCAGGAAGATGCTCCAGTCGGACAAGGCCCGGTAGAACGGTCCCAGGGCGTGCGGCTTCAATTCCCAGCGGTTTTGGGTCTGACCCCGGTTGACAAAAAACCGGGCCAAAAAGGCATTGACCGTGGGGAAGGCGTCCATGAAGATCGCGTGATTGGCGTACTCAATCCGGTCGTTCGGGGCGGGCGTGCCTGTGCCGGCGAACTTCCACTGGAGCCCCTTGCCCAGCCGGAGAATCTGGTGTCCCCATGCCCCGTAGTGGCTCTTGAGCATGGAGCTTTCGTCCACAATCAGAGCCCCCAGCCGCCCCGGCTCAATCTGCTCCGTCAGGGCCTCATAGTTGGTGATGCCGTACCGTGAACCTTGAATCATCCAGGCGCGGAGATCGCGGGCATGGACCTGCTCCAGTGGGATCGAATCACCGTAGAACCGTCGGCACTCGTCCATGGTCTGCTGCACCACCATCAGGGGGCTGATAATCAGCACGGCCCTACCGGCAGGCAGGACGGATGCGACGTAGCGGGCGAACTCCAGCATAATCAGGGTCTTGCCCAAGCCACAATCCGCGAATACGGAGAACTTCCGCTTGCGGATTGCCATGGCGGAAATAGCCTTCTGGTAGTCAAAGAGAAAGGGGCTGGGTTCATAGGGCGGAAGTGTCGAGAGGATAGCCTGCTGGCCCAGCATCGCCACGTATTCCTCGGGCACCAGTGCTGTTCGCCCGCAGAAGCGATAGCGAGGCAGGGCCTTGATTCGTAGGAACAGACCGTATCCCTCCTGGCTGTTCAGGTCGATAGGGATTTCCTGCATCATCTCACCAAAGAAAAACCCCCGGCCCTGCTACAGATGTGGAGTCTGCCCGCGCGTTACCGCTTTGGGGGACCGGGGATTGATGGCTTGTTTTCCACTGTTTTAGCATGATGTCACAATAGCAACTGTCACGCGATTGTCAAGGGGTTTTCCGCCACAAAATCAGGCCCTCGACGGCCAAACCGAGAAAAATCAAGTCCCGCAAGGCAAACGACCAGATGCCCGCCTGGACGTGAATGGCCAGAGACAACCCATTACTGACGAGCCAGAGTCCAAAGCAGATCCGCTTGCGGCGATTGTTGGCCACTACCCCCAATATGGCGATGGCGGTCGCCAGCAGTCCAACAGTCTCGATGATCCATGGGTTCATCAAATCTTTCCCCCAGCCAGCCGGGTTGTCAGCCGGGGGAATCCGTCGCCAGCAACTATATGTAGTGCGTCAGCATTTCGGCCCTCCTGTGGGGCCGTCCCTGGCCGCTTGAGGGTCATCCGTGAGGTTTGCCCCGGCTACGCCACACCCGCCACGCCTGGACGGGATGAAACACGCAATAGATGAGGCCCAGAGGCCACGCCAGCCATTTGGGGAGGATGGGGCCGCTCATGGTACGTGAATCCCTGTCACTCCCGCCTGGGCCAACATGACCTTGTGGGCCTTGACCTCGGGACTGTCGTGGAAGTTGCACCGACCCTGAAGATAAACCGCAATGGCGTCGTCGGCCTTGGTCTGAGTCGCCTTGGCTGATTCCGCGAACTTCCACCACCGCAGCCGATCTTTCTCTCGGTCCTGTTCGCCCCGCTCCCGGGTGAAGTAGGCACACACCAGAGCCGGGGCAATGACCTTGCCGATCCGCATCAAAAGTGCCGTAAGCCAGCCCATTGCACAGTCCTTTCAAAGCAGGGGCAGGGCGGCATGAACACACCCTGCCCGTGTCGGAGGGGAGGGTGAGTCTCAGAATCGCCGCTGGAGAGTCAGAAGGAGGCGGCCTTGGTCGTCTACCGTGCCAAACTCTTTCCAGAGGTCGTCATTCAGGAGGTACTGATATTCGACGCCGATGCGGGTCTGGGTGTCGCCGAAACTCAGGCCGGTCATCAGGGCTGCCCCGGCGTCCTCGTCGGAGTCCTCGCGATGCAGCACCCCCATTTGACCGCCGACGTAGATCGTGACGGGAACTTGGTAGGTCAGGACGGTGAATTGAGCATCCTGGACGACGTCGTAGATCGCGTAGGCCCCGCCGCCGTAGGCTTCGTCCTCGCCCTCGGCGAGACCGTCCAGCCATACGCCATAGCCGCCGACTTCCGTGCGGCCCTGCCAGGGCCTTGTACCCACCCGCAGGGAAAGCAGGTCGTCGCTGCCAACGGCAGTCACGGTCCAGCCGTCGCCTCCGTAGACCGTACTGCACAGCGCACACAGAAACACCATCACCAAAATCGAAATTGCGAATGTCTTCATCTCTTTTTCTCCAAACCCTTACCCGTTGATGTCCGGACGCTCCAGACAGTATTTTACCACTCCCCCGAAGCCCTGTCACCTACTTTCCCAGGGCCTTCATGCGTTTTTTGCTCTTGCGGAGGCCCAGCCGGGAGGCCTTTTTCTTGACCGCCTGGAGGGGGCGGTGCAGCAGTTGTGCTACTTCCTCCGTGGACCGGCCCGGAAACAGCCGCTTGAGATCTCGCAGGTCGTTTTTCGTCCAAGCGCCCTTTGTCATGTTCTTGAGATACACGTTGCTCTCTGCCACTGTCATTCCCTTTCACTTCTTGAGATACCATACATGGTCTACCAGCTTCACGATAGCGTCAAACTTCTTCTTGGTGGTCCCTGATCGGTTCGGCCGGGGGCCTTTCCACACCAAGACCATCTTTTTGTCGGGATGCTGCTGGCAGAAGCGAATGACGTTTGTTCCTGCCTGCTGCTCGATGCGATTGTACTTGATCTCGTACCAGACCTCGCCTTCGTCGGAATTCCAGACCACGCGGCAGTCGGGCCGGTAGGTCCGCACGCACCCGATCCCTGTCCGCTTGAAGTGAATCTCGACTTCCTTGGGCTGCCACTGCCACTCTTTGACTTGACCGCCCACAATCGCAAGCTCCAACTCACGGAGCCATTGCCGTTCCGCCCCGGACGCCGTGTAGCACTCCCGGCCCGCTACGGTAATCCACCCCGCACTTCCGTAACTCTGTTCTGGGCGGAATCGTTTCTCAAAGCCCATCTTTTCCGGTTCGGTCATGGCGACTGCTCCGGCCGGTTCTTGGCGTAGTGGACTTCTGGCTCCGGCACCAGACCCAGGCCCGCCAGCCGCCGCAGCAGTTCCGCCGTCACGGTGGCGTCGCCGAAAGCGGTGTGTTCTTCGGGCTGTTCGATGCCAAAGTGCTTGCAGGCTTCCCAGAGCTTGGGGAACTTGTACCCGCTGCCGGTTTTCTTGGGGATTTTACACACGCCGGTCAGAGCCCGCATGACGCAGACGTTCGGGGTGTCCTCGAACCGGTCGGGTAGCCCGGCCCGCCGCAGTTCCCCCCGCATGACCTTGGTGTCATACTGGGCATTGAAGCCCACAATCACAAACCCATCTTCGATCAGGGCCAGATACAGGGCCAGCACGTCTTTGATCGGGATGCCCTTGGTGTTGAGGATGTCATCGGTGAGCCCGTGGATCTTGATCGCATCCGGGGTCATCGACCAGCCGTCCGGTTTTACGAAGACGTTCACGGTGGTCTCGACCTCCAGCGTTTCGTTCAGGGTGAGGACGGCCAGATTCGCCAATCGCGGCTGGCCCTCGGCGTCGGCGGGCTTGGAGAAGTCGAAGAGCCCGCTCGTTTCGGTATCGATCACTGCGTATCGCATGTTTCTCTCCTAGGGGACGGGGCAGGCGGACGGCCGCCCGCCCCTCGGGACAGAATATCAACAGTCGGTGTAGACGGCCTCCCAGGCCAACTCCAGCCCGGGAATCGTCTGCTCGGGCACGTCGATGCCCTTCCGCTCTTTCGGGTAGTTCTTCTCGATTTCCAGCACCCTCTCTTGGATGGCTTTGAGGTTCGCCGTTTTGATCGTCAGTTCGGCCGGGAGGAAGTCCACGTTGAGGACGCGGCTCTTGAGGCGGTAGTGCATCCGGCGGGCCTCCGCGTGCGGGGACACGACCAGGGGGGCTACCACCGATTCCGGGGCCGCAATCACCGTCACGGCCTGCTTGCCTTGCGCCACGGCGGCGGCTTGGATCTTCTGGCGGCGTTCGAGTTCGGCCCGTTCCTTGGCGGCGGCTTCGTCGGCCTTCCGTTGTTCCTCTTGGGCTTTCGCCATGACGGCCTTGTCGTAGTCCCGGCGTCGGTCGGAGGCCCCTTCTACCGCCTCGTCAATCTCGGTAATCAGGGGCTGGAAACGGCTGTCCACCTCGGTCTTGAAGGCCCGATTGATCGCCTTGCGGGCGTCGTCCAGCTTCACTCCCAAAGGCTTTGTGGCGGCGATCAGGACATCGGCTGCGGCCCGCTCGTTGTCGTCACGGACTTGCAGGGCCTTGCATGCCTCAAGATTTGGCAGGATTTGCTGCCGCAGACCCTCGATTGCCTGCCGGTCGGCCAGTTCGTTGAGTTTCGGGAGTGCCCGGACTGCCACTTGGACGATTGCTGTTGTGTTGAACTGCATTGGTCTGTCCTCCAAACCAGTTGAACATCTTCAATTCGTTGCGGACGGCGTTCGTCACCGTCTCTTCGATGGTCCGCTTGTCGAAACACTCTTCCATGAGCTTGTCCCACGGCCCCGTGTTGTCCCACCGGATCATCAGGGCTTGCAACAGGGCATGTTTCAAGGCCAAGGTCATGGCCGAATCCAGTGACCAGTACCGATTCATGCCCATGCCGCAGCCCGGGACGATCATCTGATATCCGGTGTCGGCGTCCGTCAGGGCAAAGTAGGTCCGGCAGAAAAACATGCCCCGGTCGTTCCAGGCGTTCGTCTGGTGGTTCGGGTCCGCGTAGGGAGTGAAGGTCAAATTGTACTTGGTCAGGACCGGCACGACTTCCTTGAGAACATCGGCGTAGCGGGTGAAGCAGAATTGCTCCCCGGACGCCTTGTCCTCGGCGTTGCCGGTGGTCTTGACTTCGGGCAGTTCCACCGCCACCGAGAGAATCTTGCGGTGAAGTTGGGCCCGGGCGTCGGCTTCCGTCATGCCGCGATACGGCCCGGGCTCCTTGACGAAAACTGTCCGTGTTTTGCGTTTGACTGTCTTTTTATTCATGGGTCTGTCCCTTTTCTGCTGGGGGCGACGGCCGCTCCATCAGGCCGCCGCCCCGGTCCCAATCTCCCCAACGATCCTCGCTGGGGGCCTAAAGAGGAGGAGAGTCAAAATGGTCGGGCCTTGTCAGCGAGTCGATCTCCAATTCCATCGCCGCATTCTTCCTACAGGTAGCCCGTGGGGATATCCCCGTTGTTTCTGTAGATCAGCCAGTCATGATCTGGCACGCTTCGTAAAAATCCCGGCGGCGTAAAATGTGTGAATCACGATGTAGCCGCCGCCGGGGTCTGTGGACTGCTTCGATTGTCAAAGAACCTTGCCGGTGTTACTTGGAGAGCTTGCGAATCAGGGCCATGGCGTTGGCCAGAATCTTCCCGGCCTCGGTGGCTTCCGGGTAGGTCTGCCGGACACAGTTCAGTTGCATCAGGGTCAAAGCCGCCTCTTCCCGGATTTCCGTGCGGTTGATAGCGTCGATTCTGCGGGCGATGGCCGTGGTGATGCGGTCGTACTTCAACACGACTTCCCGCATATCCGCCGTCCGCTGGCTGCTGATCTGATTCAGGGCCTGCTCCAATGATTCTTTCTCACATCGCACCGAGCAAACGTACTCATCGGCAAAGCTCTCGGTCTGGACCGGATAGAAGCAGTTTCGGCACCCATGGACTCCGCAGCGGCATCGCTCCAGACGGTCCTCGGCCACTTCGGAGTCACAGTGAGCACAATGCACAAGCCCGGATGCCGCCCGCATCTCTCGGTCTATTTCGGCGTCCAGCCGCTCATCCCGGGATTTGTCCGACTCGCTGGAAATCAGTTCATCTGTCATGGTTCTGTCCTTTCCTATGTGTTGTGGTTGCCTTCAGCTTACGTTGATAATTCTATCGGCCGGTCTTGGCCTTGTCAATAGCCTATTTCGGAGAATTTTGGGCGTGACTTGCTAACCCCTTGTCACTCCGTCGGTTATGAGCCAAGATTTTTTTCACATTTCCGCGCCAGTGCCGATTGAGGGGGTGCGATTCCACCGGAGCCCACCGCCGGGCGAATGCTTCCAGGTCGCCCGTGTACCGCTTCTGAATCGTGCCGGCGGCCCATTTCGCCTGCAATCGTAGGCTCTGAGCGTGGTTTCCATGGTATCGCCTAGCAGCGGGTTCCAGTACCCCCATCTCGCGGCCGTCTAGGAGGCCCCGGGCGCGGTCCTTCTCGTTGCCCTCGGCCAGATAGATCGCAAACAGCAGGTGTTTGGATTCGCCCTTCAGGCGGTATTCCTGGGCCACTTCTGAGAGAATCGCTCGATCGGCTTCGGGGATTCGCAGGAAGGGACTGGCCGCACACAACACCACGACGAACGACGTAATCATAAAGACCTCCTTTTTCATAGTCTACCCTCTCTATCGGCCTGGGGCAAGGATGGCGTGACAATTTTTCTGTGATTCTGCGGATTTTCCCTCTTGACAGTGGCTGTCACGCCCTCTATACTCTCCCTTATGCTGAATCGCTTGGACATCTTGCCCTTATACCGATAACCCCGGTGGCCGTGGACACTCCTCTGTCCTATAGCCTTCAGCAGCACGGCCACCGGATGTTTTTCTTAGGAGGCCCTATGGGATTTGAATTGTGGGTACAGACCAAGGAGAAAGACAGTTCTGTGGTGGAGGTCCGGGTCAATACGGGATTGAGTTGCACCCGCAACGTCATGGTCTTCCCGTTCGATACGGGGAGCCAGTTCGCGGCGGAATTGCTTGCGGCCCACATCCGGGATTCGCTGAACGGTAGGATCGAAACGATGCTCCGTACCGCCTACCTCGCAGGCTGGAGAGACAAGAGCCGCCACTTCACCAAACGAACCGCCTTCCGTTCTCAGTTGAACGACGGCCCCGTGGTCTTTCCCGCGCGGGAGGGAGAATGAAGCCCACTTGTGAGCATTGCCGGTTCTGGAAAGCTCAGGTAGTCCTGGGGCATGTCGTGGTGGGCTGTGCCAATGACAAGAGCCCCAAGACGAATTTGTCCACCGGGGCCGCCGATACCTGCCCCCAGTGCAAGATGAAGGAGACACATGAATCGACGTGACGCCCTCAAAGGACTCGCGGGTATGACCATCGGAACGGCATCGTGCGTGCTGCTGCCGGCGAGGGAGAGGCCCCAGAAGCCTGACAAGTTGGAGCGGGGTCAAGTCTGGCGGACTGAAGACGGCTGGACGTGCTTTGTGTCCCAAGCGGAGAAGGACGTTAGGATGGAGTGGTTCGGCCCTACCCCTGAGCATGGCTCCAGTTCTGGTTTCTACCACACAGAGAATGCCCTGATACTCAAGTGTGTGAGAGACCACTGGACCTACCTCGGCAACATCCGGGAGCTTCCGCTCGCATAGACAAAGGAGGAATGAGCATGTTCATTGCCGGATTGGTTATCGGGGGTGGCTTGGGCCTGTTGCTCTCCGTCTACGTTTCGGAGCAACTCTACGGGGGTATCCAACGGGACATCAAGGAACTGGAGCGGGAGATTGCCGCCGACAACCTCGAATGTGCCCGGGAAGAACGCCGAGCTGCGGCTTTGAGATTGATCCTCCAGAACGAACAGCAGGCCCGGGAGAATGAGAGATGAGACGCATCTTTCCGTGGGTACTATTGGCGGTGGTGCTGACGGCGATACCGATTGCCTCTACCCCCGCCACGAAGGAGACGGTATGTGCTGCCGTCATCCTGATCTGCATTTGTCGCATCGTGGAAATCTGTCTGGAGGAAATCAAATGACACAGGAGACCAATATGGGATTTGATCTGGTGAAGTACATCGCCGACCAAAAGGAATGGTCTGAGCGAGTGTTCGGGCCGGGCAAGAGAACCGGCGGGCTGATAAAGCACATCCAGAGCGAATTGAAGGAGATCGCGGATGCTCCGACAGATTTGATCGAGTGGGTGGACGTGATGATTCTGGCCTTTGACGGCGCGTGGCGGGCTGGCCACGCCCCGGAACAGATCATCGAAGGTCTCTTGAAGAAGCAGATCAAGAACTTCGCCCGCAAGTGGCCGAAGCCGGGGCCGCAGGATGAGGCGAACTTTCACATCAAGGCGTCTCCCGCCGAGAGGCCCTCTATCCGTGGCGGGGAATACCTCGGCAACGTCCTGACCAAGCTCGTCCCGGAGGCCAAAGTATGAATAACATACGAATCGGGAGGCCGGTGGTCGGTTTCATATGTCTGCGTTCCGAGCCGTATCCTTGGGGAGATGCTGAGTGCATGCCTCTGCTTGGTCCTCCGCAGCAGTTGCCACAAGAAACCAAGGCTCCCCCACTGACCTTGAAAGAGCGTGTACGTAACGCCGTCGCGCGGATAAAGGAAAGGACAGAATGACCACCCCACAAACCCACCGATCACGGCACTGGCGCAAACAGAGAATCCGCCAACGCCGCAAGCAGGATAAGCGGATGCGGAAGCTGCGAAACTACATCGCGACGTACTATAAGCCCGGTACTCAGGTTGTTGTGGCTTGCGTGCACAAGGAGGCCCAATGAAGACCACGAACGAATGGAGCATGAAAGCCCAGTGGTACGCTCGATGGTGCAAGCATGACGGCTGGGAGTCCGCAGTGTTGGCGACGCCCCATGGATATGCAACTGTCCTTCTTGATCGATTGGGCTGGAAGAATAAGCCCGGCAAGTATCTTCTGTTGGCCCGTTTCATCTGGCAGGGGCGCGAGTATCAGTTGCGTAGAGAGCAGGCCAAGCCCTTCACTCGCAAGGGGGCCGTGCGGATCGTGAACCGATGGATCAGAGAGAAGGTGGGGGTGAAGACATGATGAACAAACTGAACCGTCTGAGACTGCGGTTGGGGTTGTTCCGGTGGAAGAACTACGCGAGCATTGAGCCGGTCTACCCCAATGCCACGTCTGTTGTAGCATCTGCTCCTAATGGAGATGTGTACGACATCGTTGCATTAACCGCTGCCTTTTGGGTGCTGTATTGGGTGGTCTATTGGCCCCATCCTCGGGCACTGAGCGATTACCCCGATGGTAAATTTCCATCCCACCGAGACGCTATCCGCTACGTCCGCCGCTGCATCAGAAGAGGAGAAAGACCATGACCCCCAAGACCTACCTCGCTCCCACCGACACCGAGGCTGCCGTATGAACACGCTCTGCGGGAAGACACTGGCCGAGATTGCTATCGAGCGACTCAAGGAGTTTGAGCCCGCCGACGGCTACTACGTGGCCTACAGCGGTGGCAAGGATAGCGATGTCATTCTTGATCTGGTGCGCCGGTCTGGGGTGAAGTACGACGCTCACCACAATCTGACGACCTGTGACCCGCCCGAAGTAGTGCGGCACGTCAAGGAACAGGGGGACGTGGTGATTCATCGGCCCCCCGTGACCATGTGGCAACTGATCCGGCAAAAGAAGAAGCCGCCCAGGATTTGCAGTCGATATTGCTGTGAAGTGCTCAAGGAGTCGTATGGACCGGGCAGGGTTATCGTGCTGGGTGTGCGATGGGGAGAATCACAGAAGCGGTCAAGGCGGAAGATGGTGGAGCAATGCTATCGCGACCCAACCAAGCGATACGTGAACCCTATCATTGATTGGTCTACTGCCGATGTCTGGACTTATATCCATGCCCGCAACATCTCGTATTGCACCCTCTACGACGAAGGCTTTGAGCGGATTGGCTGTGTGCTGTGCCCCGAGAGTAGGAATGTAGAGCGAGAGATGGCCCGATGGCCGCAGATTGCGCGGGCGTGGGAACGGGCGATCAAGGCTACGTTTGTTGCGGGCAAAGGGCCGTTTCTGACGGCAGAGGAATACTGGCACTGGTGGCTCAATCGTGACGCCCCGACGCCTGATAATGAGATGCCGTTGTTTTTCAGGGATTGAGTATGAAGACCTTTGTAGCTCCGACCGACGAGATCGCCGCCGCCCTGCACCGCGGGGAGTTGAGCGAGATTGAGATAGCGATGCCCAAACCTCCGCTCGGATGCGTCTATCTGATGAATGGGGCAGGGGACAAAGCCTGCTGCTATGCCCCAGAAAGAGACCTTGGCAACTTCACGGGGCCGTGTTGGGTTCCGCCGACACCAACCAGCAAAGATCACCTGCTGCCCTGTCCCTACGCTCCGGGCGATACGATCGCGGTGAAAGAGCGGTGGCGCGTCGCCAGCCTGCACGGTTCTGGATGGGACATACAATACCATAGCGACCTGCGATACCGCTGGATTCAGGACTACGAACCGTCTTACAAGCCCGCTGGTGAATGGTGCTGTGCCAGCAAGATGGCAACGCGATGGAGCGACACCCGCCTGCTCGTCCTCGCCAACGACTGCCGCGAGCGGGAGGGGGAGTGGAGATGGATTGTGACCGTGAGAAAGGAGAACGTATCGTGACTATCCACGAACAACTTGCACAGTTCAAGCCGTCCGAGATCAAAGTCCAATGGCTTCATGAAGCGATGACCCAGATCAAGTCCACAAAAAACAGCTCAAAGGTGACGTTTGCCACTGACCAACTTCGCGCCGGAGACGTCATCGGCGACACCGGGAAGCCCTGCATGATATTGTGGCTCGACAGGGATGCGGTTGATCGCTTACGGGGAGGCAAGCCATGACTCTTACCGAACTGCAAGCCCTCAGCGACAAATGCGGCCCCGGCCCGGAAGGAGATCGGAAGTTCCTGGCCGACCCGCTCACGCGCGAGGCATACTACAAGGCGATGGGGTCGACAACGAACGGGCATGTATGGAAGCCGTCTAAAAGGCACGGTGGCGAGTTCTGTTCCGCCTGCGGATTTGACCGAACCGAAGCCGAAGGGTTGCCATGCTCGCAACCTGTGGGCTCCCTCGCTGACGCCGCCGAAGAACTGAGGGCGAAGGTGGCAGAGAAGTGGGATGACTTTATTGACACCCCGGGTACATTTGAGGCGGTAGAACGGCTGTTCTGGGATGCTGCTGTTGAACTGTGTCCCGACAAGGTTCTTGCGTTGGAGCCCGCCCGTATCTGCATCATGGTCTTTCTCTGTGCCCTCGGGGCAGTAGAAGTGGAGGACAAGAATGGCTAAGACCCTTGAACAGTACCTCCGTGAGTTGGAGCAGGTGTGCACATGGATTGGGGAGGGCTCTATTATTGCACGTGATGATGCCATAGATGCTCTCCCCAATCTCCTGCGGATCGTGCGGGAGATCCTGGCAGCACTTCCGGAGTCGCAGGGTGGAGTGTTGTTCAGGCAGGACATTGCTGAGATTGCCGAGAAAATCATCAATGAGGACTGACCCATGTTCGGTATCGTAGTAGCACTACTGGTCGGCCTGGGTGCCATTCTGTTGGCGCGGTGGGCCGGAAATCTGTGGAAGGACTGAGACATGACCGAGTTGCGATTCAAGCTCAAGAAGGACGGCAAGTGCGTCGGGTACATGCGGATATGTCTTGAGCCGAATCACCGGCTACGCATGGAGCAAGAGTTTCGTCACCCATGGAGTGCCGAATGGCTTCCTCGCAACATTGCTGACCTATTACCAGAGGCAGACTCCATCCATCCATTCGTCCGCCAGGACCGCAACGGGCAGGACGTGTACGAAGGGGATGCAATCCGAGCATTCTATCCCTGCGGCAAGGTCATTGACGAAGGGACTGTAGCCATCCCGCGAACGGGTGTATTCATGAGGGCTCAACACAACAGTGGGGCAGTTGAGCCCAATAGAATCGAGCTTCTGCCCGACGCGGCCCGGGCAGAGAAAGGACAATGAAGATGAGTGACCTGAACTACTGGATAGCTGCCGTGGAAGCCGGTCTTGAGGACTGCACGGCGGACGGGAAACTGACGCCAGACGAAATCAGGCATGTGGCCGATTCGGTTATGGGAGCCTTTGAGGTTTACCATGAAGCAACCGGGCGGTCCTGTATCCCGAACCCGCTCTACGAGGAAAACAAAAACCTCCGCAAAGAACTGGACATTGAACGCCAGAAGGTCGTCTGTCCTGAATGCAGGGGCAAAGGTCGAATCGTTTTTAGCTGCGGCACAATCACCTCTGACTCCCAGTGCAGTGCGTGCCGTGGCGAAGGCTACAGATTACCGTGATTGACCTGTGCCAGAGAAAGGATCAAGAAGATGAGTGAGCCAGTCAAAATCTATCGTTCCTACGACATATGGGAGGCAGTCAACAAGAACCCAGCCTGCGACTGCGTGGGACTCGTAAGTCTCTCCGACCACGAACGCCTTCTCCAGCAGGCCCGCGAGGAAGGCGATGAATGGGCACGAACATCAGCTAATTATGCAGAGGCTTTGGACAATGTACGGGATTCTTTAGGGTTGGACTCTACCCACTGGATGGTGATTCACAACGAGGTTAATGCAGCTCTTAAAAAGGCCCGCGAGGAAGCCACGAAGGCTGAGCGGGAGCGGTGGGCGAATGGGATAGAGTACCACCTTGGAACAGGCCAAATCAGTTGCGAGGAGGTCTGGTCTGTGGGTGGCGACTACATTGGCATTCAGCTCCGGAAGATAGAGCAGCAACCCATTGGGTCGTCCACAAACGACGTCATTATCCCTGATCCAGACGCGCCGAGCGTAGTGATCTGCGTCCACAAGGTGGAATCAGCTATCGTGCTGCTGGAGTTGGTGACAAAGGTGTGCCGATTCTTGACGGACTGTAGAGTTCGGGAGGCAGTCAAGAAGGCTCAAACGGCCGCTATCGAGGCCAAGCAGAAGGAGGCCCCCAGTGAGTGACCAGCAGAAAACACCCTTCAGAGAAGAGGATGTTCTGTGGCGATGGACGCCCGCCGTGAACCCAAAGACGTTTCGCCGTGAAAATGTAGCACTGGAGTATGTGGTGTGCGTCCCCTCTCCCAAAAGCAGGTATCGCCCTGTCGTATGGGGCCGTTGGGGTCAGACGTGGTTCAATACTAATGCTGGTCTACGACTGGTGATCGCCGAACTCCTGCGTGCCCGCGAGGAAGGCGAGAAGTCCGGCAGAGACAAGGAGCGAGAGGTATGGCAGATCGCGTGGGCAGACTTACGAGACACGGTTCTCCATGAACGCGGAGCCCTCGCAGAAATGAACGCCAGCAACGATGTCATCAATGCTGTACTGGGCGAAATGGATGATGCCCTTACTGTCATCGAGGCCAAGATCAAGGAGAACCCGGTATGAACGTGACAGAATTCCGTAGAGCAACCGTCTGCCTGGCACTGGAGCTGCCCGAGAGTGTATACAAATCGTATGCGATAATGGCAGCAGAGCTTGCAGGCGGATACGAACGCAGTGAACAGGCCATCGCTGCCGCCAACGAGCAGATCGCCAAGCTCAAGGAAGATGTGGCATTCAATGAGCATCGCTTGTCTGAGGCATTCGAGCGGATCAATAATCAGATCGAGCATTTGAGAGAGAAGGATGAAAAGATCGCCAAGCTCCAGCAGGAGAACGAGCGGCAGCATGCCCGGATCGGGAAACTGGAGGCATTGCTGTGCCGCGCCGCTCGGTGTATTCGCATGACTGGGTCCATGCACAGGGCTGTGTGTACAGCCGCCAGTCAGTGGGATATGACGGAGGCCCGCGAAACGATAGACGGGATCGACAAGGCCCTGAACCCCCAGCCCCAGAAGGAGACCCCCGATGACGCATGATGCACGGCTGAGACTGTTGGATGAGTGGTATGTGCATAGCCTTGCGTGGGAGTTGGCCTACGAGGACTTCCGCAAGCTGCTCGGCGTCGAGGATCTGGAGAAGTGTCCGATGCTGATCGCTGGGTGGTCGATGCACGAAGCGTACACGAAAGCCGTGTCTGTTCTTTCTGGCGACAGGGATGATTGGCTGACGTGGTGGTGGAATGACGCTGAGCACGGTACGAGGAACATGGAGGCCGCTGCTGCGACGTGGGAAGGCAAGACGCGCCCCATTCGCACCATTGCGGACCTGTGCGAGATCATCGAAGCTGATTTAGCGAAGGAGACCCCGACTGATGCCCCACAATAACCTGTGCCCTATTGTCCCGGTGGAGTGCCCCCATAGCCAAGCCGGGGAGTGTGTCGTGCCTGAGTTGGAGGCCAAGAATTGTCCGCTGAATTCCCTGGAGGATGCCGCGGCGTGCGAGGAGGCGTACCGATGACCACCGAGAAGGCCCCCCAAATGACCTACAAGCATACCCAGACCGATTTCGGGACCAATCCCCCCTTTCGCCAGCATATCGTCTCTGACGGGCAGGGAAGGCCCTTCCTGAGAACGATGTGCGTCTTCCGAGACTCAGCAAATGATATTCAGGTAGGCCAATGGCTGGCTGAGGCGGTGAAAGCCCTGAATTCGCAGCAGGAAAAATCTCAGCCGGCCTGAGGTTTTCCCTTGCCCCCGCCTGTGCAGGGGGATATAAGGGCAGGCATGGTGCTCGAAATGCTGGTTTCTGTTCCGTCATAATCTGTGCGGGGCCGGTGTGCCATTTCTCCGACGAGCATTGGGCACCACGCACCGGCCCGCGTTTTCTGCCTCTTGGTTGGAGGCTCTGAGGGTAGAACATGGCTGGTTTCACCAAGCTGTGCAGCACGATCATTACGTCCTCGATTTGGTCCGAGGACCATGCCACGCGGATCGTATGGGTGACGATGCTGGCCCTGGCGGACGCTGACGGTCAGGTGGATGCCTCTCTGCCGGGGCTGGCCCGGGCCGCCAACGTCACCCTGCAAGAGTGCGAGATAGCCGTCAAGAAATTCAGTGAACCCGACCCGTACAGCCGAACCACCGACTATGAAGGCCGTAGGCTCTGCGCCGTCGATGGGGGATGGCTCCTGCTGAATTACGCCAAATACCGCCAAACACGCGACCCCGTAGCCCGTAAGGAACAGAACCGCGAGGCGGCCCAGAAACACCGGGACAAGATCGCTGAAATCAGCCGCCGTCAGCCGCCGTCAGCCGCCGTCAGCCAAGATCAGCCGTTGTCAGCCCATGCAGAGGCAGATGCAGAAGCAGAGAAAGAAGAAAGACTTGTCGATTCTGTCGAATCGACGGCTACGATTGAGCCCCCCTGGAGCGAGGAAGAAGAGGCGTTCGAGCGAGCTCGCAAGCTCTATCCCTCGACGGCCAAGCGGGGCCACGCCACTGAGTGGGTGAATTTCCGCAAAAAGCACAAGGACTGGCGGGAAGCCGTCGCAGACCTCGAACCGGCGATTCGCATCCAGATCCGGGAGCGGGAGTTGAAAACCAAGGCCAAGGAATTCGTACCGCCCTGGAAGAACTTCCAGACGTGGATCAATCAGCGGTATTGGGAGCAGGCGTACAATGCACAAATCTAAGCTGGAAACCAAGTTGGACCCGCCCGAGGCCCCGAAGCCCAAGCTCGTCACCCTCAAACAGGGCTACACGCCCTGGGTTATGTGTCTGACGGCCCCCGAGGACCATCCGAGTTGGCAGGGCCGGGAGTGGGTTCGGCTGGACCACTTTTCGACCAAACGATGCACCGACAAGGATTACGTGGCGCAG